CGCCAATGCCACCAATGGAAAAACTTGACTTTAAACCAACTGTGCAAAAGAAGTAAAGAGACGCATTTTGGGACTAACTTTCTATTGTTCGACATATTCAAAAATAGCAGGCCTTGTTCTTTTGAATACTGCACCTCTGCTTTAGCAATGTATCTATCAAACCTCTCAGCGACGGCGTTGTTCATCATTCTAATAGCATAATGCTTACCATCAACGACAAGCTCTTTTGGCACTCTTTTATCTATATTGTCAAGCGCAATATGTGCTTTTGTATCTATTGGCATAGTTATATATTTTTTATAATAATAGCGGGGCTGGGTTTTTAAGTCTCAACCCCGCTATTACTTGTCGCTATTTAAGCGTAGTTGGCTTTCGCAGTGTAGTATACCATCATTGTATACAGATTTTTTGTAACCAGCTTTTCTGCAACAACGCTGACTTTAACACCAAGAAGCTTGCCATCACGAATTGGGGAAGCAGTAATCCTTGCTTTCGGGAGCAAGATAGCCTGATTCAAATCCTGATTCAAGAAGGCAATAGGAGCAACAAATGTTGCCAATTCGTCACCAATACCAACAGCAGCAGATGCTTCGAGCCAGTTTGAGCTCGAGTCCAAACCTGCGGAGATGTCGTCGCCAAGCAGGAAGGTTTTAAGAACATCGGCACTCGTGCTCATGACGGTAAACTCATAAGATATGGTTCCGTTTACAGCATAAGAGACGACGGTTTCACCTTGTTCGTTTTTGATACTCTCCATTGTGACATTTTCCCCAGTGTAAGAGAAAGAGTCCTCGAGGATATCACCAACATCCTTCGGGTTAGCAAGACTTGCGGCAGTAGCGTTGGTGTAGTCGGCTGGCTTGTCAAAAATAACAACACCACCAAGGCCTACAAAATGGGATGCAACTCCCGATTCTAATTTTCCAATTTTAGCCATTTTTTAAGATATTAAAACATTTACATTTACTATTTTTGTGGAATAACCAGTATTAATCGCTCTTCCTGAGTAGACCATCGAATTGTGATTCAGCTTATAACTATAACCATTACTCACCAATGGTGAGTTAAAAATATCCTTAAACTCATTTATAAGCTTTTGCTCTCGTACCGTGTTTGACGCTCCCGTTGTTAAGAGTTTGATGTTAATTATTATAGATATGTTCCCCTCGACTAAAGCTCGCTTGTGCGCTCTGGATATCAATGCTCCATTTTGCACAATCTCGATAAACTCTTTTGGAAGACCACTTGTAGGGATATTCCAATTCGTGTATATCTTCGTCGTAACACCAGCAGCCTCTAATAGAGTCTTTAGTGTGTCGCAGGGTGTTGTGTCTAATTGTACCATTCTATATTTTGCGTCATTTCCTTAACATTGTGAGTAAAACTCGCAGAGATGTCCGGGTATAGCATTGTTATAAAATCTGCTAACTCAGCGCACAGTACATCGAAATAATGAGACCATTCATTCACCTTTGCGTTGTATGGCATTGTAGAAAAGAGAACTATACTTACACCGGTCGCATAATCCAAACTCGGTTCAGACATTGCGCGCTCGAGAAGATTTCTCCCCCAAAACCCATCTCTTGGGATTTCGGCTATTGGGTCAAATAGAAACCTGGTGAGTGTCCCCCCGGAATATACTGCAATACCCGTGCTGTCATGTAAGTTACCTGTGTCTATCGGGATAATAGAGCCATCATACATACGCATAAACTCTCTCAGGCTTATATCGAGATCATTCACGATCTCGTCTCCGATAATCTTATCGTTGCCATGTATGGCTTTTGTTATCACGCCAAGGTTGTATACTGTATACTTACCCATGATTATGATTCATCAGCATCTTTCAACCATAGCGTTGAGCCTGACACGTAGTCTTCTTTTTCAACAATAAAATCAAGTATCGTTGATGTGATAACCCTATTGTTGTGATGAAATACAACAACCCGATCGTTTACTCTCATACTTACTTCAGTACTGGGTATGTGTGCTTTATAGTCGCCTTTAATAACAAAGTCTTTCAAAGAATTACCACCCGAAGCCGCTGCCTCAAGTGAGCATTTACCATACCATAACCCGTCAAAAATCTCATAGCCGTCACTATCTGTTTCGCCCACGCTTCGGTATATGGCGCACGTTAATGGGTAGAAAAATTCGTCTGCATCTTCAATAACCGGAACGTAATGAAAAACAATACGCTGCCCTTGAAATTCAAGAACACTGTTATTAAATGTATAGAACGATGTAAATTCCATTTCTATCCCCAAAAATTAGTTGCGTCATAAAAACCATCACTTGAGCGAATAGGGTTTAATCCCCACTTCTCTCTAAGGTTGTTCGATCTTTCAATCCAAGACTCCCGGATAGAGGATGGTATGGATGGCATCCTTTCAGACACGCTGCGTTCTCCAACCTTTTTTGAATAGCTTCCACCTCCACCCATTACAGAGGCGTAAAACCACGCCTCTGATTCGGCAATATCTCGTGTCTGCTCGCTTATCGTGGTAACATCTACACCGGCCTCTATATTGTTATTAAACAATATACGATCAATGGTGCTACTTGGAAGTGTGAGCAGTGGAACAACCTGTAAAAAACTCTCGATAGTCATAGCTGTAATCACAATTCAATAGCCTACTAAGCAATATTACGATTTTGCGTAAGGATGCAGGTAGAACATTAAATGAGGTTTGTCTGGAACAACAAGCGATGTCATTTCGGTATTGAACGACTGAATCTTCTTGATATAATCATAGCCAACAGTCATTAACAATCTACCTCCAAACATACTTGCATACGTGCCACCTTCAAGAGCAATAGGCTCAACTGTGAGTGTTTCACCTAAATTTCCATCAGGAACAAGGACAATAACATTAGCCTCGAAGGAACGTATCTGAGTCCTTTCTAATTCCTTAGTGGTTTTGTTGAATGACTCAACAGCAACTATGCTATCTTGGATAACAAACGGGGCACCAACGAGGTCTCCTAAGATTTCAAACTTGCGTTCAAATGTCAGGTTCCCGGCAAGTGTAGTGGGGGCTGTAGACTCAGGATTCAGGTAATAACCAATAGCGGTTTTTATTTTAGAATGGTTAATAACCTGCTTTGCATACAGCTTGTCGATTTCAAAGTGCATAGCGGATACGCCTTTTCCCTCAAGAGTATCAACCATGTCTTTTAAATCCTGGATTGGATCACAAGAGCTTCCTTCGCTCGAATAAACGCCATTAGATAAGGAAGTCCACCAGCGATCATGGCCAGTCTTTGTTTTTACATTGCCGGTCGGAATGTGAGCCGCGAATACATCCTTAATACCACGTGGGTTGTTTGTGTTTGTTAAAGCAAACTGACCCGTAGACACAATCTGGTGTCTTTGATAAGTCAAGGAATTTGTATGGCCTCCAACCAAGTTATCGGTAGTAACAAAAAGACTACGAAGTGCGGCTTGTTTTGCCCTGTTAGATGTAGCGCCAAAGCGTTGTTCCAAGATAATTTGTTTCCGAATCTTGTCTTCATTGAGGTATTCGACCATCTTCATGCGAGGAATCTTTCCTGTCTGAAGTTGTGCGCCCTCTGTTCCAATCGGGATAGCGGGAGAATCAATGTCCACATAGGTAGCCATTACATTCATTTTCAGCTCCTTGCGTACTTGCTCATAAGTGAAATCAATAAGCATATCGGAAGCAAAGGGGAACCCTGCCAGATTCAGTTCATTGTATTTCCTTGCGAGAATATCATCAAGGAATCCCTGAAGTGCCCTGTTACCGTTGGCGCCAAGAGCGGCGGATAACAAGTCATAAAAAGTCTGCGGATAAGTGTTCATCTTTATTCCTCCTCAAATTGAATGTTGGACAATACGGATTTTGCATAGTCAGATATGTACGGTATGCGGCTTGCGAGCACCCTCCCATCATCAACAACAGCACCAGTGGCGGCAGTTGCTCCGACTTCGATTTCAATATCATTCCACAGTAATCCGTTGACCTTGGAAATCATAGTCTTTCCAGAACTAGAGTCGGCAATGACGAGAAAATCGCCTTTCGATGCATCCCCAAAGTCATCAGCAGTAATGGTCAGGTCATAGAAACCTGAAGCATCAATCTGCACAGCGGAAGGGGCGGCAGCTTTTTCGCCAACCCAACCGGTGGCGGGCATAAGCATAAACACGGTATCAGTATTCGGTATGGTGCCAAGAGATCCTGCGGCTACCTTTACGGTAACTTGCGCATCACTTACGTCATCCTGAAGCTCAAAGACTTCAAAAGGAACGAGATTGCCACCCATACCATCGAGATAAACCGGAGTACCAGCAGGATAAATGCGGCCTTCTTCGATATATGCGTCTATAAGGCTTCCACCGGCAGGCTTAACGCCCCTAACCTCAAGCCAAACAGGGGTGTTACCCCCGAAGGTTTGAGTTTTTTTGGCATTTACGTTAAAACTCATTTTGGTAAAATTAAGTTAATAATACAATTCGAGGCTATTCTTTTTTAGGTATAAACCCTTCGGCTTCAAGGAACTCTGCGGCCTCTTTTAACGCTTTGTTCTCACCTCCTCCACCACCTCCTTTTGTTTCCACAGGGGTGTATCCCTCTACGTTGCCGATAAGTGACAAGGTGTCATTATAGTCGGCCTCTATTGCTTTCGCAATTTCTTCAGGATCACTATCCTTTGTGACAAAACGAGTCCCCCTCTCAATAGCTTTTTCGTAAGCCTTTTTCCATCTTTCATCCGGCCTCTTGGATAAGAACTTCGATCGAGCTTCTTTTTTAATTTTCTCGATTGTCTTTTCATCCTCAATGGCCGCAATCTTTCCGAGCAAAGGCTCAAGCTGCTTACTCAAGAGTTCTGTAATCACCTTTGTGGGGTCTTCATCCTTCTGAGTAACATGGGCTGGTGTGGTAGTTATTTGCTTAATCTTTTCGGAAACTTCCTTGCGTAAGTTACCATTAGCTGTCCTAAAGACAGGCAATGTAGATGTAACGAAAGCGTCAAGTTCTGTTTCTTCGGTGGTCAGGACGGGTATTAGGGACTCTAATATTTCGTCTAAACTACGATCGCTAAGCATTAAATCGTTTTTACCGATTTTCGCCTTGATTTCTTCAATGGCTTGTGTCTTTGTAAATTTCATAGGTTCTCTATATTTAGTGGATCTCACAA